TTAGGGCAGTTCTTGTAAATCTCTTTAATTTCAGCGTCATATCCTTCTACTGTTGCGTTTAACTTTTGTGCTCTACGTTTTGCACATTTAGCTCTAATTTTTCCCTTATTAGCATCTCGCCATTTCTTTTTTGATTTTCTATCTATCTCTTTATTTTCTTCTCTGTATTTCCGTAACCTAATCTGTTCGTTATTTCTATTGTCACCTTTATCCATCCATCTTTTGTAACACACCTTCTGTTTGATAGATCGTCTAGTTTTATTTTCAGCTATCCATTCTCTAGATCTTTTTTGCTCTCTTTCTTTATTTTTGTGGTAATATTTTTTATTATAAGCAATACTATTGCATTTTTTACTGCAATATTTAACTTTTTTATTAAGAGATATAAAACATACTTCACATTTATTATCCATATATTTACTTTACTACTTTATATCCTCTTCGTCAAGATAATCTACTAAGAATAACTTTAAGGTCTCCATAGAACCTTTTCTAGTCATATAGTAAGCTTGTACAGCAGCAGGATTAAATTGAACTAAGGACTCAATATGGGCCTGAAAAAACTGATCTCTACGATATTTTAGCAATGGATCAACAATAGCCGCTGGAGAATCCATAAAATGAGATTCGTATTTTCCAACAGTCATACTTTGATCTGTTACTTGTTTGTACATTTCGTTAAAAGGAACATCTCCTCCTAAATATTTGCCTACTTGTTCTTTTTCTACCTCTTCCATTACTTGATCATAATCGTAATGAATCGACATATCTTGTTGTAATCTCGTTGATTCCTGCTGCTTCGTCTCAGCATCAAATCCGGCCAAAGAAATTGTACATAATTGTGACAGTTCTTTATCTATTATAGGGAACAATTTCTCATTTAAAAAGTCCTGAACCTTTAAAATTAAAGGTCTTATCCCGGTATCACGGCTTGCGATTAATTTATATTCGTTGTTTGACTCAGCAAGGCCCTGTTGATTTGTACCTCTAGATAAGTGTGTGAAACCCGGTAGTTCATCTGGAGACATATTGAAGGCCGACAGAATATTCCTAGTAGTTTGGTCAAATAGGAACTGAAACTCCCCATCTTTTGATGTGGCCACTGTAGAAACCCAGTTTACTTCATCATCTTTAGACACTCCAAATATAGGCGTTCTAAAGGAATTGTTTACATTATTGATAGAAGCATTATATTGTTGTTTGATATCCTCAATCGTAGACTGATCAATCTCATCTGAGTTGATTACTAACATCCCCTTACTAGCTCTACCGTTTTGGAAGTACAGCTTATTATATGTCTCAATTGACATATGTGTAGTAATTGACGTTATAATGGTGTCTAGAGGGGTTACAGGGTATCCATTATGCTCTATATCGGAAGATGGATATAGTGTGTAGATTATCATTTCCTTGGATGTGAAGGCCTGTTTAGGTTGGCCATCAACAACCTGTACCCAAGAATATTCGTCTTTCTCAAGTAGATCAACATCAATCTTAACTCCAGATAGTTCCTCAATTAATTTTATTGAGCTTCTACGAATACCTTCAGCATATTCACCTTTTTTGACTGATCGGTACATTGTACCAACATCGGCAGGTCTAAACCTATGAAATTCTTTATTCTCTTCATCTTCAAAGATCATTTCTGTAGCAAACCTACCGAAACTAAGGCCGTTTCTAGTTTGGATATCTAGATATTCTGACAATCCCATTTTTTCTTCTTCTTCTAATCCATCAGTGTAACCGCAGTTTACTAAGATTTTCGTAAAACGATCCATTCTTTCTTTAATTTTAACCATTTGCTCAGGTTCGATATGATCTTTAAACTCAGGTTTGATTTTAACATCAATACCTACATCAAACCTATCTTGCCTGATATGGCCCATCATAGATAGGGAGTTTCCTCTACCTCTTAGAATGGCAGCAACTAAAAAGTTCTGTACTCTAATTGTCTTAATTACATTATCAGCCAATAATCCATTTTTATATTTATATATACCTGCGTAATTATTATGGGCGTTGGGGTTCTCGGTAAAAGCTAATCTAGGGACAGCTCTTTTTTTATTAGAAGATCCAGTAGCTTGATTGAGCATTTGGATCATACTTGAGTTTTGATTGTAATTCTTCTCTATAGCTTCATTGTAGCTATCTTGCTGAACTTGAACTGAATCAAAAACCATTGTTTTTTTATTTTTATCGCTCATAATTTACCTATTCTGCACTTACGTAGAAGATATTTGCAGTTTCTTGAGATTTGTTTTTAATTTTACAGCTCTTAAGTGATGCTTTTGACATAAAAACACCTGATTTTTTAGAAGAACCTATTTGGAAAGGTATGATTTCGTTTGGAGTTAAAGAATCATTTATAGTGACTTCAATGTGCTTATCTGATTCCATATATAAAAACTGTTTTGCATCCCTGTATACTTCCATAACAGATGGGTTATTGCTGATTCCAGACTCTTCAGGTAGTGATTCGTTTGAATAAATTTCAATATAATCGTGGGAAACATCAACGATATCGTATGTACCAAAGGTAACTAAACTAAAACCAGCAATAATATCGGTTTTATCGTTTATCTGAACTCCGTCAGTGCTGTAAATATTTACGTTGGTAGCAAATAAGGCCCCTAAAACTATACCTGTTTCTGCAACTCCGATTTCATTCTCAACAGTGAAGGAAGTAGCTGTAATTGCTATGATTTTAAATTTACCTTGGTTTGCAGCGTTAAAAACACCTGCTATTCTTACTTCATCTCCAACTATTGCTCCTGCTGATAGTAAATCAAACAAAGTACCTCCAGTGGAAGTGTAAGTTAAAAGCTTAGCGTTTTTTGTGATTGTGACTTCTGTAGTAGCGTCAGCTCCAGAAACTCTAGCTATTCTAAAGTCTGGTGCAGTTCCAATATTGTATTGGATTCTGTAAATATTAGTAGATCCAGCTTTTAAGGATAGATCCCATGTAGTTGTAATATCGGCATTTGTAGAAACCGTTCCAGAAAATAACGTAACTTCCTGATTAGCTTGCAGTTTGATGGATTTAGATTCCGGTTCACAAATGTCAATTCCTTGCATTTCTCGGTTCCACTTTACGTTACTCCTGCTGGGGCTATTAGTAGCCGTTTCGTCATCATATGCATTAATATGTATGTTAAGGTTCATTTTATTGCTCATTGTTTTTTCTCCAAAAATACCTGTTTTAGTAAAGATTGTCATTTTTTATATGAATAAAACTCTTCTTTTGCCTTTTTGTTTGATTTTTTTCGCATCACTTGTCGCTAATTCGCTTATTTTCGCCGTCATTCTCTCACTATGATTGGTAGATAGCTGTTTATTTTCGCCAGAAGCTATCATAAAGCTAACTTTTGACTTATTTCCATATACACACTGATATAAATACCGAACTGCATCCATTAAATCTGATTCGTGAGTGTGATCTGGTCTATCTGTTATATTCCCTTGTGCATCAATCTTCCAATGGTAAGTGCCGAAGCTTTCTATAAGTCTTTGATTTCGTTCAGTTTTAAGTACAAATAGACTTCTTTTGTTGGCCGAATTAACAATACGGCCCCTTACACATTCCATCCCTAAAGGAACGTCTTTTGTAAATTTTGGTGAAGTTAGCCCTTTTCTGTTAAAGGTCTTAAGATATGCAGGGTAGGCCTGATCGCACCAGAACTTGCTTATATTGTATTTCTCCTGCATTTCCAGTGCAATAGCTACACAATCATCCAACTCCAGCTCCGCTGCTGCAAAGAAGTCTAATATGAACGATTCCTTATTTGGAAGTATAGCTACAACGATGAGAGCGAACTCATTAGTATAACCCCAATCCACTCCAGCTTGTATTTCAATACCTAAATCGATCAAATACTGAACCAAGGTCTCGAAATTACACTCAGTATCTAAACCAGAGATCTTCTCCCAAGCATCTTGCACAGTTAGGACATTATCGGTAACACTAAATCTAGGGTATATAAGCCCTTTAGAGGAGGGCTTATTGCACATTAGCTGTGCTTCACCTACATCTGGATCAACGCTTCTAATGACGTTTATAGTGGCCTCAATAGGCTTAAATAGATCCCCAGTACACTCTACAGGTGTCTTTTCGTGTAATATTCTTCTACAAACACTAAATAACGGGCAAGTTAGACAACCATCATAAGCCATTTCTTGTTGCCATTCATCTTTTTCGTTATCTTCTAAAGCTTTAAATTCAGATTCTGATATTTGCCTTAAAGGAAGCTCTCTAGGGATATATCTTACAGTTTGAGGAAGGTGAGATTTACATCTTTCAGCTGAACAGTGTTCTGTTACATCTAAGATATTCCATCTAACAACTCTTTCGTTTTTAGAGGCCGCAGAAGCTAATTCTTTTTCCATCAAACCAAAGGCAAATTTCCTAGTAGAAAGCCTTAAAGTGATAGGAAACCTACCCTTAGCAACGCCTGGGATCATCTTAGCTTCTTGATAAGCTTTGGGATTACATAAATCGATTTCGTCAACAACCATTAAATTAGTGTGAGCACTGTTT